TCGCATAGACAAAAAAGAGGAACGACTATTTTATATGAAAAAAAGAAGGGGATGTGCCTTAGTTTTGACACAGCCCCGCTATTCATCCTTTTATATACAAGTTAGTTGCCCTAAAATCACCAGAACTTATTATGTTCTGCACTATATTCAAAGCCAACAGCTTTCAACTGACTGATAATATGTTCTTTACTTACGCCCATATCTTCGCAAAGCTCATCCAGTGAAGAATAACAATCGCGTAACTTCATATTGATGACACTAAACAGCATCATCGGATCTTTAGGTAATTCCATAATTCACAATCTTTTAAACCGGGGGCAAAGTTACAGCAATCTCACCGAATAGCAAAACAAATCAAGGACCGATTTCTTCTATTTTCAAAGAGATTCTCTCAATCAGTTTGCTAAGTTCTTCCTCCAAAGGTATCACATTGAAATCTTTCCAGAAATCTTCGTCATATCTGAAATTCATATCAGAAAAGATAGTACGTGTAGGTAATCTCTCTGCCCGAGGAAATGCAGTCACCTGTTCCGTATCCACTTTGCAAGTGATCATTTCAAACCAAATCTGCATATGCGGACTACCAGACAGCAAGCGCTTTCGTTTCACTCTGAAAGAAAGATCGCCGCGAATATGATGAATATAATAAATTCCTTGCCATGGCTTGTAAGAAATAGTATAAACCACCTTTTGCGGTATCATATTAATACCACGCGTACGCCTTTCTACAAACATTTCCGATGCTTTCTTCACACGTTGAGGATCGACCTCAAAACGAGCTTGCAACAAAGCATTTGTCTCAGCATCAATATACAAATCTCCACAGTAGAGAGGCTCGATTATCTCTTTCTTTTGTTCAAAGTGTATAACATTAACACAGCGATCATCAATGAATGTCACTCCCTGTGAAGTGTAGAGATAGCCGTTATCACCTGCATCAGGTATCAGAAATGAAGGCATATCTTTCATTATATCCATCTGAAAACATGCCTGAATGCCGGACTTTACCTTAACAAGCAGACTGTCCTTAGCTTCCACATTACTCAACCGACTCATCTTTAGCAGCTTTACCTGATCGGAAACAGAAGGGTGAGTAGCGATTTTATAAACTTTAAAGACTGCTTCAGTTAGATTCTGAACCTTATTTTTCAATAGAACCCCTTCACGGTAGAATGTTGTCAGGTAAGTGGGAGAATGAGAATAATTCTGCTCTCTTTGCCGTCCCATTTCCTTCAACAATTTATAAGGATCAACCCATTGAACCACCACTTCCTGCAGAGGGACCACCTTCGGTTCCAAACTCAAAATATTATGCCTTCCTGCCAAAACGGAAACTTCCAAAGTTTGTGAAACATATCCTATATGGGAAAACACGACCGAATCATTTTGCAAAGAATCCGGTAAAGAAAGTCTGAACTCACCTTCCTTATTAGTGACAATACCCACAGATGTCCTCCGAACTCCTACGGATGCAGAAGCGACAGGCATCCCGGTTTCCTTATCCAGCAAAGTTCCTGTAAGCATAATATTTACAGGCTGAGCAGATGCAGGGCCCGCATGCTGCTGTTTAATTTGTGTAAAAGGAGTTATCAGAATATGGGTGCCTATTACTTTAAACTCCAAACTGGTATCTCCTACAATCTCATAAATGGCCTGACGAATAGTTCGTTCTCCTTTTTGTATCTTTACCGTTGCGTCATTATTCACTACCTTGCTATCATAAATAAACAGATAACCCGACTGTTGAGAAATATAGCCTAACAGGGAGTAGACTGTTCCTTTCGTCTTGGGCAGACTGATCATGCTCTCCAGCACATCTTCTCCGGTTGCTCTTAACGTATTCGACACGAAAAAGAGTAAACACAGAATAGCCATATAGCGATAAACCAGCCTCATCTTACTTTTTTAAAAATTATTCTGCCAGCATAAATGTATCTCCCTGTCGTGTACACTTCAAGTTTAGTGCACATGCTATCAGTGTAGCCACCGTCTCTGGAGATTCGTTAGAAAACTCAACTGTCAGCTTTCTTTTTTCAAGTGCAGGAGAAGCTACACGTATCTGTAAACTTCCGGCATTCATATTCATTACTTTCAGAATGTGTTCCAAAGATTCATCCTTAAAACAGACATGTTTCAGATAACGGTTCAACTCTTCCGTATTTTCATTCGCACTAAGTAGCAGTTGCTGCGATTTCAATACCACTGTCTCACCAGCTTTGACATAGCATTCCTTATTCCCTTTTTTTAAGGTTACCCTAACAGTTCCACGTTGTACTGAGAGACGAAACGGAGCATCCTCGACACTCTTCACACTAAAAGCAGTACCCAACACCTCAATCTTCACTTGTTCGGTATCAATCCAAAAGGGTCGTTCCCTGTTCTTCGCCACATCAAAGAAAGCATCTCCCTGTAAACTGACTTCCCGTTTATCGGAAACAAAATGTTCAGGATATCGGATAGAAGTTTCCTTTGCCAAAAATACGACAGAACCATCTTCAAGAGTCGTAACCAATGTAGGAATATCTTGATTTTTCTGTGTAATAAGGCTTGGTAATTCTTCTCTTTGCCCAAATTCCCAATACAGAGTCCCCAAAACAAAACCTACTACTACCGCTGCAACAGCCCCATAGCGTACCCATATCGAAATTTTAGGTTTCCGATGATCTTCAACAAGCAAATGATCTTTGTCCAATCGGTCATACAACTGGTTCCAAGCCTGTTCCGTCTTTATTTTATGAATATCCGTTTTCATCATCTCATTTGAATATAATTTTCTATTTCTTTTCTCAAAGTTCGTAAAGTCTTCGTCATTTCCGCCTCCACCGTTTTAACGGAAAGAGAAAGCAGAAGTGCAATTTCTGCATATTTCTTTCCCTCCTCCCGGTGCATCTTAAAGATTCGCATTCTACGTTCCGGTAATTTTTCAAGGGTACTATTAATCAACTTCTGAAGTTCTTCATATTCCATCTGTTGATGAGGATCTGTAACCTGTTCCGAAGATGGTGCAGTCAATATGGACTCTCTATACCGTTCCTTCACCTCTTCATGTTCACAATATTGAATAGACTGATTACGCGTCGCTCTGTAGAGATAGCTTTTTACAGATTGAAAAATCTGTAATTGTTCCCTATCCTTCCAAAGCACATAAAACAGTTCTTCAACGATTTCCTCAGCTACCTCTATCCGTCCGGTAATGCTTGCCGCATACCAACACAGGGGAGAATAATAACAGCGAAATAATTCCTCAAACGCCTTTATGTCACCTGCTTTTATTTTTGTCAGTATGAGCAGTTCATTCAGCATACTACTATCATTTTACGATTGTTCCCAAATATAAGAAATTTGGAGTTATCATTTATTAAACAACTATTAATAAACACTTTAATTCAGATAAACTAATATCAATGTAAATCATTCGTAAAACCGAAGGCAATAAATGTCATTTTTAAACTGAATTGCTATGCAAATATAGATAATAGAATTATATAATGAAAGTAAAGTAGATTATAATAAGAAAGGCAGCTCATTCGGCCGCCTTTTTCAATTCTTCCAATTTCTCTCTAAATTTCCGGAACATGTCAATCGTCGGGTAAAACGTCGGATTCTCCCAGTTCTTAGAGATCATTTGGATCATTGCCTCTATATGACTTTTGCAGTCTATTACTTTGATGCATTTGTCCAGGACCAACTCTCCTTCCGGGTAGGTCTTGTTATTTAATGTATTCTGCGCCCATGAGAGCAGCTCTCTGATCGATTCTTGGTCGTATTTATTCTCTTCCGCCATAGTGCTTTTAACTTTGTTCATTTGAATGAATTTCTAGACCGATAGACTCTCCGTCAATATCTAATACTACTACGTATCGATGAAGGCATTTTATTGAATGCTGTCCTATGATCTTTACAGTTCCTGTTTTCCCGACCCAATTTCTGTTTGAACATTGACAGACATCAACACTATCACCCGCCTGAATATCATCAACCGCATTAACCTTGCTTGAAAAGGTTAAATATTGAGGCCCGATATAACGATTGGTCATTGTTGAGTAATCAAATATTTTTTCGGAAAAAAAACTTATATTTGAAGCAGTATATCCAACATTCTTGCCATTTTCAATTACTGGAGTTAAATCAATACTTCTAAATATTGTACCTCTTATTTCCATATTACTGAGTTATTACTAGCTTTATATTCAAAAAGTCCAGGATCTTTTCAATCTTCTCTTGTCCTAAATTCGTTTTTCCGTTAAGAAACAAAGACATGGTACTCTTTGTTACTTCTACATGCTCCGCAAGATCCTTTGATTTGACATTGCGGAGCTTCATTGCCTCTTTGACTGTTTCCCGTATCATCATTCCATTTTCCAATTAATTTGATCTTCAATAGCTTGGTCTAAAGTAAAGTCACATTTAGGATATTCAACCTCTCCCAAACCTGTACGGAGGTCAACAAACCAGCTTTCTTCATTCTCGCTGATTATCGCATTTTCAAAACCTTTTACTGTTTTTTCTATTGTTGTTTTCATGATTTTATAATTTGCTGATTAATAATTATTTAGCCTTAAGAGTTATCGACATCTTAGAATTTTACAAATCCTTCTATTCTGTAAGGCTTGAATACAACACCTTCTCCATTCTTGTTATTCTCAATTGTTTCACCTTCAAAAATAACAGCCTTACATCCTTTAGAGTAATAAGCAAACATGTTTGCATATCTGGCAACCTTTCTCTCAATCTCTGACTTAGAAAGTCCTACTAAGTCGATTGAGAATCCACACAGACCCGCAAGCTCTACAGCTTTATCCATGCTGCCTGTTTTAAACAAAGAGGTTCCTCTTCTCAGATCACCTTCAGCGTCTTCTGTAAAACGAAGGAAGTACTCATTGCAAGGATTAATATTAATATTTGATGTTTCAACTGATTCAGATTCTTCTGCCTCTTCAAACTCAACAACAACTTCATCATCACCTTTTAATGAATCAATTGCTTCAAGGATAATAGAAGTAGCAACCTCATCTCTTGTATTATCATAGATAGACTCTTCATTCTCAACATCAAACTCGTATTCTTCAGAAGTCTTACGATTGCGACAGCCTTCGATGATATTCCCTCTTACTCCGAAGAAGATGTTTTCACCTCTTTCTTTAGCGATTGTTTTTGCTGCTTCTACGATTTCGTTGATGTTTAAAGTCTTCATATTTTTTTTATTTTTTATTACTTTATCTCTTATTTTGATGTTACAAAGATAAGTATTGTTGTGATACGCTCCAAATAAAATAGGAAAGATATTGTGATTTACTACATTATTTAACATTGGGGCATAAAAAAGGGCAGCCCTAAAGCTACCCTTTCCCGCTGATTGGCGTCAACTTCAGTGCCGGACCGAAATCCCCTGACTTAATTAAGCATATTGGATATTTTGATTAATTTCTTTACAAATTCTTCTTCGTCTTCGAATCCGGAACAAGCGAAGTCCCGGAAAGCTCTGATAACCTTCATGCATGCAACTCCCTCGATAGGCTTGTATTCGCACTCGAAAGTGCTCATTCGTGGAATCTCAATCAAAGAGAATCTGTACCTTTGCTTCTTGCTGAACTTGAATCCGTTAGGATAATACTTGTCTGCCAGCTTCCTTATCCCTTCTACGAACAATTCTTTTGCGTATTCCTTGCTGTTTTCCGTGTAGCGGGAATATTCCCTTACGAACGGGATTATCTTTGAAATAAAAGCCGGAAATGTGGCTTCCTCGAATGGCATATAGCTCTGTACTTCGTTGTATATCTTATTTATCTGTCTACTTTGCTTCGATGTGAAATAATTCTGTTTCATAACTTTTTGATTTTTCGTGTATTCTTTTGATTTTTCAATGCAGTTGTTCGGAATTTCCGAATAACCACACACCGATGTCACACCAGTGTTACACCCAGGTGTACACCTAGGGGTAAATTATGCAACAATATTAAGTAGCATTTAATAGCGTGAATTAATTACGCTATTAAATACCACTTAATAGCATATGGAAAAGAGGATTAGGCGGCTCTTTCATCTTTAAATATCTTATGAAGGAAAGCCCTCCCTAATTCAGTCCATACGGTTATCGTATTGGTTCCTATACTTCCGTCTGATCGAGTGAACTGACTTGTTCTTGTTTTCGTGTACCCGTTTTCACTATATCTAGCTGTTAACATCCATTGCCCGGACTGGTAAAACATGACTCCCTTTCCTTTTAGAGACTTGTGAAGCTGCTCGGCTGTTCTCAATGACAGTTCCTTCGCCATCTGGGTAGATGTGTAGGTGTTGACTGATTGAAGCACATTATCTACATATTGCACTTTCGGGACTGTTTGTTTGATTTCGTTCGCAAGGCAGGCATTTTGTTGTTCAAGCATCGCTTTCTCCGCTTTGGCTTGTTCCAGGCGTTTGCTTAGTACTTGCATGGCGTAGGCTATTGCTTCGTCGTCGTTTGAAACGGTGGTTACCCCAGTCTTTAAAAGCTCTTTAATGCGGTCGTTGCACCATAAATAGAAATCTGGAGACAGCCATTGAGCGAAAATTAGTGCTAAATCTTCATACAACCAAGTTCCTTGATTGTTACCACCTTGATTTACAATAACTAAGCCCGTTGCGGGAATTCCCGTTTTGGCTGATAATGAGATAATTAGCTCGTTAGTCTGTTTCAACGAAAGCCAATCATTTGTACGTTTATTGAATGGCTTTGCCATTTGTGTGGCGTTAATCATTGTATTTTCGCCACTCATAAAAGAAATTTGACTACCTTTGTAGTCGTAAACTACTGGATTGTTCATATAATTAAGTTGTTTACAGTGAGCAGGTGCTGCGAACGCCTGCTCACATTGTTAATAATAGGTTAGCACATAAAAAACTTATCATTGTCGTCACCGAACATCTTGTATCCGGCAAACAGGCTTAAAACGATGATTGTCATTTCTATCATATCCGTATATTTTAATAATTAATCTCCTACGTAATGTGCGCCCATGTAACCTCTGCTACTAGGATTATAGATTTCCCCCGAGAAGTTATATCTTACCACCTCTGCCGGTCTACTGTTTTTAAGAGAATCTAGTCTCTTTTCCTCTTCAGCTTTGCGTTTTGCGTCCGCTTCCTGTCTGGCTACGTCCAATTTGGCAAGTCTCCAAGTTGATTTTAGGACCTCGCCGAAGGTTTTACCTTGCTTCTTGCCTACATACTTGTAGGTTCTATGTGCGGTGCGCATTATTTCTGATAAGTTGTAGCGTTTCATATATATATAATTCTATTATTTCACGTATGTGTTATTAACTACGATGCAAATATAACACATATGTGAATATTAAGCAAGAAAAAGAAAGATTATTTTTCATGTATATGTGAATTTTATCGTATTTCTTTCCACATATACATTAAATTATATATATTTGCCTCAAAATTTAAATATAACGTTTATGTTAAGAGTAAAAGAAATAGCAAAAGAAAAAGGATTGACTATGGCAGACGTAGCTAAAAGAATGAATATGTCTCAATCAGGATTATCTATGGCATTAAATCGAAACTTGACATTGGATGTGTTGAGTAGAATAGCTGATGCATTAGAAGTAGAGATACCAGACTTATTTGAACGTAAAAAAGAGGAAGAAAACACTATAATCTGCCCCAAATGCGGTTCTAAGTTTAAATTAATCGAGTAAAATTTGCTTTTTTGTGTGTTTGTATGTTATTTTGTTGCATTGTATAACTAAAACACACAAAGTTATGGAAGGAATTGCACTATTTGTATCTATTGTAATCATCGTATTCGGTGTATTACAGATTATTTTGTTTTTTAAGTTATGGGGAATGACTAATAATGTTGCTGAAATAAAGCGCATTCTGAATAATAAGAAGGAACAAGATATGGAAATTGGTAAAACAGTCATTGCTGATGGTATAAAGGAAGGAGATCTTGTAGTTGAATTAAAGACGGAAAGGCAGATGAGGGTGGAGAACATTACAAATGATGGGAAATTTGAATGTAAAGCATCGGGAATGATTGTTGGAGTTTTTAAAAGAAATGAGATAGAATTGTTTAATAAATACTGGGATAAAAAATAAAATTTTTCCCGCCCCGTTCCAATTAAGGTTCGGGGCTTTTTATTTTCCAGAAGTTAAATTTTCATATTGCATTGAAATATCTTCCTAAAAGCTTGTTTAATTACCAAATGGTTATTATCTTTGTGGTGTCATAAGAATCGCGATCTTTATATGACTGATGAAGAAGAGCTAAAGGCTCGGATTGAAGCTGCGGAGCAAGACCTAAGCTTCTTTTCCCTCCATTGGGATGCAATAAGGGAAACTGATTGGATTTCAGAGGAGGAGCTTGAAGAAGGAATCAATGATGCGCTAGACGATTTGATTGATGCCAAAAACAAGCTGAAAGAAAAAGGTAGTCCCCCATAAGGGGCTACCATTTTCTCTTTAACTTATAAAAAATAATGCGTATGAATGCAAAGGAAGAACTTAAAAAGTGGAAAGATGATTTTGCTAAGGCAAAGACCGAACAAGCAAAATTAGAGCACAAGAAACGCTTTAATACGTATGTGAACTCTTTATCATCTTCTGAAAAAAAAGAATTTCTTATTGAATTTAAAAAGGGTGCACAACAGGCTGTAGATGAAGCAAAAAAACTGGCTAAAATTGCAGAAAGAAAAGAAAAACTAGATAAAGTGTTGGATTTTGCTTCAATGTCTTATATCGCAGAGCATTACTTTGGGAAGACTCGTCAATGGTTGTATCAACGTATAAATGGGAATATAATCAATGGTAAGCCGGCTGATTTTACTCCGGAAGAGCTTAAAACCTTATCATTTGCGCTGTCTGAACTTGGCAATATTATGAAGGATACTTCTTTGTGTATAATGCGATGATTGTCTACGATCTAGACTTTTCGGAATTAACTTTGTAGTCCACCTCCCTAACCAGTCTTCGCCCGCCGGAAGGTGGGCGTTTTTGTGTTCCTGAAAAGTTAAATCGAGCGTTGTTTTAATCAATTTGCTAAGTAAATTGTTTCATTAATAAATTGTTTGCTATATTTG